ATTTTGGAAATAAGCGCCGCTGCATCTTTGTAGTTGCCAGACTTCTTCAGGCTGGCGCGCAGCTTGCGCGTATCTGGTGCCTGGTCGCTGGCTGAACTGCGAGCGCCCGGTGAGAGCGTCTTGGTCCCCAGCTTGAACACCTTGTTTTTTATCGCGGTCTGCTTCGCCTTGGCGCTCCGCATCGCGTCCCGCGCCAGCAGAACTTCACGATGGTTCGCCATGGACGCCACATACTGTGGGTCGTAGCCGCGACTGAGGAGAAACTGTGCAATCTCGCGCTTTTCATTCGCTGCAACTTGCGGGTCTCTCCACTCTGGAATGGCGCTATAGAGTAGGTTGGCTTCGCGACCCAGAAGCTCCCGCTCCTGATTCGCCTGCACCTGCGCTTGCTCCCGCTGCGCTTGGTCCCATCTCATTGCCGCCTGCGCTTTCAGGTTCGCAAGTTGGTTTTGCTTCTCCTGAAACTGCAGCCGTTGGGCTGCAAATTCTGCTGGGTTAGTCTGCCGCAAATAATCCCAGTTCACGCTTCCCATTTCTGCAAGGAAGTTGTTCTCCACGTACTGCAGAAGGGCTGCAGCCTGCTGCTCCTTCTGCTGGAGCTGGGCTGCTGCTTGGCTCCACTGCTGCTCCATCTGCGCACGGGCCTGCTCAATGGCCTGCGCTTCCTTCTGAATCTTCAGCTGCCCCTTGTAAGTATCCTTAAGCTGCTCAATCGTCACCCGCTCAGACCCCTCCGGGGTGTCGAGGTTGACCGTCAGGTTGTACAGCTCGGATGGGTCAGTGCCAAGGTACTCCGCAAGCTGATTCCATTCTTCAATGGTAACCTCGGAAGATTCGCCATCAGGGGCTTCTGCGGGCTCTTCTGAAGCCTCGGCATAAGCCTCTGGCGGGGCTTCGTCGTAGGAAGCCTCCGGCGCTTCGCTCACCTCAGCCTCCTCCCTCGGGGGCGGCTCAGGCGTCAGGAAGTTGGCGATTCTCTGCTCGGGGGTTGGTGCTTGCTCGCTCATTTGTTCAGTTCCTCAACTTGTTTGATTGCCAGCTTTCCCGTCATCAGGATGGACTGGACATGATTTTTTACTTTCTGGCAGACCTGGTAGGCCACCCAGATTTTTTCTCTGCTCTGCTCGTCCTGAGAGCCGGAACCTTTCCAAGCACTCATGAGCTTTTCCTCATACGAGGTCCATGCTTCCTCCCACACAGGGGAGCGCAGGATTCTTTCAGCCTCATGCCCTCGGGCAATCTCTTGTTCTCGACTAGGCACGCCGCTTCTCCGTGATGGAGACAATCAGGCCGTTCTTGTCGCGGTTCACGACGCGCTCAACCTCGCGGCCTTGCAGGTCGTTCAGTTGTCTCTGGAGGTCCACAAGGGCCTCAACCATGGAGGCCATGGCTACTTCAGCGGGAGCGGGCGGAGGCGGTTCAGCCGGCACATCAATGACCACTGCGGCCTCTGGCTCTGGCTCAACCGTAATGACCTCCTCGACAATTGTCTCCGGCTCCTCATCTCCGAACGCAAACATCTTCCGCAGGGAATCATCCTCCACCAGCATGCCGCCGGGCAGGATGTCGTTGGCTTCCTGCATTGTCATTTTTGCTAGCTCAATCGAGGCGTCCTGGTCAGCTTTGTACTTGTCTAGGTCGCGGTCCTTCTGCTTGGACATCTCGGCCAACTGAATCTGCAGCAGCTTCAGGTTGTTCTCGGTCGCCCGCGGCTTCATTTCGACTTCCATCGACAGAATCTTGTTGTCAGAGTCTGACTTGTCTCGCATGCCCTTCAATTGCACTTCGAGCTGGCTAATCTGGTTCTTCAGCTCGGACTCTCGGGCCTTCAGGGCAATCTGCGCCTGCGCCATCTGCTGCTCGGCCTGCGCCTTCTGGGCATCTACCTGCGCCCTCGCCATCTTGCTCTGAGCGTCAAGCATCATGGCCTGCGCCTGCATTGCAGCGACTTCAAGCTGCGGGTCTGGCTGCGGAGGCTGCGGCGGCGGGGCTGTCCTCGGGTCCATGAAGAACAATTCTGGCTCAAGGCCCATTGCGTCCATCAGTTCCTTGTGAGCCATCCACATGTTCTGCGGGTTGATGAGGGAGCCCATAGCGCCTGCTTGCGCAAGCCCCTGCTGGAGCTGAATCACCTGCTGCAGGCCCATAACCCTGCGCTCGCGGGAGACGTTGCCCATGCCTACTTTCACGGTCATGTCTACACGGTCACGCCAGCGGCCGGGGTCTACCTGAACCCAGCGATTGCGCAGCTTGACTGTCATGGCCTGGTCCTGATGCATGCTCAGGAGCTGATGGATGTCTTGGAATAACGGCACGAAACCCACTTCAGCCATGATGCGGGCAATCAGCTCAATTTTCATGCGGGCTGCGTCATACGCCAGCGCAGCAACTCCGGTGTTTACGTTCGCAAGGGAGTTCTTGTCCAGCCCCGCAACCTCATCGCCAACACCCGTGCGCTGCTTGATTTGCCCGTCGATGTATTCCATCAGCGGGAAGGTTTCCTGCGGCAGCGAAGAGTGCGGGAGCGGGGTCAGGTATGCGCCGACTGGCTGCTCGCCCCTCACCCGGATAACCCCGCCCGGCCGCGAGGTCAGCAGGTCATCCATGTTCACAAATTCGTCATTTACCACCGTGCGGGAGTTGTTCGCGAGGTAGGTGTTGTCCAGCACCTGACGCAGCAGAGTTGACTTGATGTGCTGCAAATCCATCGTGAGGTCAGCGATGGAGAGCCCATAAAACTTGTGCGTGAGAATGATGGGCGAGGCGGTGCAGAAGGGGATGCGGTCCACTTCCTCGATGTCCAGCAGGGTTGCGGAGCCGCCGCCGTCCGGGTCTCCGGCGTACGTGACCTTCAGCAGCTCATCCATGTCGTCGCCGTTGCGGTCAGCCGAGAAATAAACCTCAGTAATCCAGTATTCGTCTCGCACATATACCGGGGCCATGCCCTCGTCATCGAGGCGGTCTCGGGCAATCTCTTCCGGCGTCTCAACGTCGTCAGAGGTGGGTAGGGAGTTGACCAGGTTCCTGTCGTATCCGGCCGCAAGCAACTCACTTTTCGTCTTGCGTACCCGGTGATAGCAGGAGCGGGCATCTTTGGCATACGGGCTGGATGCGTCGCGGGTGATGCCGAAGTCTTCAGGGGCTACGGGCTCAATCCGAATCTGACCGCGTTTGCGCTTGGTCTTGAAGGCAACGGAGATGACCCCGTTTTCGTCCTGACTGATGTCGATGGGCTCGCGCTCAACGGTGGGGTCTGCCAAAAGCTGCTCAAGGCCGAAAGGGTCGATGCCCTCGTATTCCTCGCGCTCCTCTTCTTCCTTGTCTTCCCACCAGACCTTTAGAATGCCTGTCTTGGACAGAAGTGCATCTTTCAGAAAGGTATATACATTATAAAAACCTTTGTTCTGCTTCCAGAAAACATAATTGACCACATCAGTTTCCTGTGCGGCCTGCTCCTCATCCTCTGGCCCTACGGGGTCGAAAGACACCATATTGTCGGCGTCGGAGAAAATACGGATGAGGCTCGGCAGAATCCATTCAACCGTTTCCATCACCTCGCGGGTGATGACCTGGCTGCGCCCGTCCACCTCATCGCCGTACTTCTCGCCAAGATAATAGTCGAGGGCGGCCGCCCGCTCATTAGAGATTTCGGAGCCCCACCGCCCGATGGTGGAGGTGACTTCAGACTGAGCCCGAGACAGGATTTCTGAGTCAGTCAGCTTTGCCATTTTTTCTCGGCCCCTTGCGTTTTTCGATTGCGTCAATGCGGATTATGAGCGCCTGAATCTGGGCTTGCAATTCCGCTAGGCGCTTGGCCAGATACTGAACGTTCACAAAATTCCTTTGTTGCTGTATTTGAGCGGCTCCCACCGCTGGGCTTTGACAGGTTTGTGCATTGCGCAGACCCGAAAAGCGTCAGCGCCATGCGAGGCCCAGTCATGCACTGGCCTCAACCTGAATGTCCGGCGGACCTCATCATATTCAGCCCGGTAATGCCTGAGCGTATCCAGCCCATGCGAGCAGTTCCCTCGGTCAAACCACGCATTAGGCAGCATCTTGCGTACCGCCTCGATGCCATCCTCAATCTTGTGCTGAGCCTGCACCA